GTTTTGTCTGCTGCTTTGCCTAGAGCAGTTCTGTTGTTGCCTCCTGCTGCTACTTCTCCTGCATTTTTAAATATCGCTTGTATTTGACTGTTTGTTAGTTCTGCTTCAAACAGTTTTTCCAGCTGCTCCAACAGCGGCCATAGTTCGCGTTCTGCCCTGTTGAGGTACAGTCTCTGTGTTTCTGTGAGTATGTTCCAGCTTTCGTTGAGGATTTCTCTAGAACGCGAATTGTAATCTGTTACTTCTTGAAGATTCATAGCATTTTAACCAATTGTTGTTTTTCTTGATCAGACAGTTTTTGTAGATTGTTCATTATTTTTTTGGGAATTTTTGCAGAAGGCTGGGTCTGTGCAGTGTCTTTGCCTTGGCTCTTTTGAAATCCCTGCTTGAAAGCGCTGGCTGCGCCTTGTTTTTTCTGTGCGGGCTGACTTTTTGTCTGTGCTGCTTTGGGTTCATCGCCGCCTACGCCGGGCACGTCTGCTCCTGCAGCTTTGTTCGACACTGACTTCAAAACAAGATCGTCTATTTGACCAGTCTGCAGTGTGCCGCTCATGCCTTTGAGATGATCAGTTGGATAGCCTTTCTGCTGCAGATACTTTGCTAGATCCTGTGCTGTTGCAGTTTTGAGGTCTTTCATCTGCTTGCCAAGAAAACTGCTGAAACCTTTTTCTAGTTTGTTTGCTTCTGCGCCTGTGTCTGCTTTGGCACCTAAATTGCCTGCGGTTCTTTTCATGCCCACAGCTCCCGCTGCTTTTGACCCTACTCTACGCAGACCCTGTTTTACTGCTCCTACAGGTGCTTCGTTAGCTTGTTGTTTTTCGTCCAAGATGTCGTATACACGCATTCTACTGTTCCATGCTGTTGTGATATTAGCTTTATTTATTTAGATTGAGCAAAGCTCAATCTTGTTTTCGCTTGCGCTCAAACAGCAACTTCGTGTTTGAATGTGTGTTAGTTACTTAGATCAATCAAAACGCAATACAACGAAGTGGTATTGCACTTAATATCATCTAGATAGCGAGGTCACAATTCGCCCGTTGCCGGGCGAAGATTAGCTTTGAACATCATCTGAGTATGCTCAGCCACCTTGTTACAAGAGATTCATACGTTTGGTATGTCGGAGGCGGTAGACCATTCTCCCCCTACTCTAGCTTCGTCGTATCCACGGAAGGCAGTTGTTCCCTAACAAGCGAAAACACACACCTTGCTGGTTGCTTTTTCTCAGAGCCAGCATCTTTTTATGCCTGAAGTTAGCATTTTCCTTGCACACGCTAGTATCTGACCGCGCGTAGACGCGGCCTCAAAGCGAGTCGAGCAGCCTCGACCAAACACAGTGCTTGATAGCCTTTATTTGTTTGCTTGTTCCAGCAGTGCCTTGCGTAGTTTGTCTGATCCACCTACTCTCACGTTGATAATACCATTGTAGTATTCGTCAGATTCTAAAACTCGGCGATCAAACTGTTCTCTTGCCTCAATGTAGGACATTTCTGCCCTTGACTTGCATAGGTATAGTATTTCTCTTGTGAAATTTTCTGGGCCTAGCTGAGCTACGTCTTCCTTCAAGCGCTCAGAACTGCTCCAATAGTCCTGCCAATCGCTTTCTTTGTAGCCTCTGCGTTTGTTTTTCTTGCCTTTGAGTGGAGGTTTGGTGGTTTTAAATTTGGCCAGCTTTTTGCCTATGTATTTCTGCCCGGTTTTTTGATTGGTAATTAGGTAAACAAAGCCTTCATACTCGTCGGGTATCTCATGTATTGTTTCCCCATTATAAGTCCAGGTCATGGACTTACGTACCTTGTGCCTTAGTCTCCCTCGTCTGTTCTGGAATTGAGCCTTACGTGTATTTCGTCACTTCTTTCTTTGGCCAGTCGCCTAATTTCTCTCAGACATTTTCGAGCTTCACGATGAGTTCTCACGCTGTTACGTGCTTCAAACTTTTCGTTTGCTTTAAAATAAGCCATGTAAGCCTTTGTGAGCTTGTCATGGGTGTCATCATCGTCTGTCATTCTACAATGTCTAGGTCATTCTCGTAGCTCGTAAATCCATTCTCTTTGATTACTTTCAATATATGATTGACTCTGCCTACTAATTCTTCTTTGTGAGAGATCAAATATATGTTTTTTTCTCTTTCTCTTGTCATCTTTTTAAGTACACCAAGAGAATTTTCTACACCTGCTGAGTCCATGCCAGAATCTATTAGTTCGTCGATGAACAGCAGGTTAATGTGTTGATATAGACTTTCCCATACGTCTCTAAACGCAAATGAAAGGCCTAATATCAGTCTGTTTCTCTCTCCTCTTGAAAGATTGTCAAAGTCTAGATCCTGTCCAAGCTGTGTTATTTCTACTGAAAGATCGTTTTGGAACACCACTTGATGTGGCAATCCTAGTTTGTCGAGATAGTAAGACAGTCTTCCGTTGAGATATGCAAGATTTTGATCAATAATTTTCTTGCGAATAAAACTGTCTTTGTTTGTAAGCAGTTTCAGCAAAAACTCTTGATGTTCTTTTATGTTTGTTAGAGAATTTACTGTAGTCCAGTCTACTTGTTGAATTGCTTCTTGCTCAAGCTCTTCGACTTGGCTTTGATAAGGATCTGTTTCCTGCTGCTTTTTAGACAGAGCATCGCGCAAGTTGTCTACGTTGCTTCTGTGTTCATAGGCTTCTTTGGCAGCATCATAGAATGTGCTTGGTTTGCCTTCTAATTCGCCTATTTTGTTAAGGTTATTCATGACTCCTTCTAGCTTGTCTGCAACTTCTTTTTGATAAGACACTGCATCGCTGAGTTCCTGAGCTTTTTTTGCTTCGATTTCTGCTTTTTTGTCCTCATGCAGTGCCTGGCCGCACGTATAGCATGTTGCATCTTCGAGATTTGCAATGTCTTTTTCTGCTTCTTCTACAGAAGCTGTGGCACGCAGCAGTGCACTTTCGAGTGTGCTTTTCTCTTTGTTAAGAGCCAAAACTGCATTGTTCATTTCGGTCCAGTTCGCTAACTTTTCGTGGGCTTTGAGCTCTTGTTCGATGTCTAATTGTTCTAGTTCTTGAATCGCAGAGTCTAGTTTTTCGATGTCTTGTTTTTGTTTGGCCTGCCAGGCTCTTTGATTTTTTCTGAGATTCTCAATTGTTCCTTGAATTTTTTCGTTTGCCTGCTGTATTGCGTTAATCTTGGCAGTTTCTTCACTGATTGCTTCTTTGGTACTGCGTATTTGTTCTTTTAAACTGTCTGCTTTTTCGCTGAGTATCGTAATGCCCAGTAATTGTTCGATTATTGCCCTCTGATCATTCTGTTTCATCGACAGAAATGGTTCAGAGTAGGTATTTAAAGCAACCACATGCTTGAACATGTCATGACTCATGCCCAAGAGGTCGTTGACTACGTCTTGTGTTTTACGACTGTCGCCCTGTGATTCGTCGATCATTTCCTGTTCTTGATCGTTGACATAGAATTTGAATACATTAGGTGATCGACCTCGTTCAATCCTATAGTCTACGCCGTCTTTTTCGAAGTGTAAGGTGACCAACATCCCCTTGGAATTGGTCTTGTTAATAAGATTATTCCGTTTGATGTTGGTCAGTGCTTGGCCGTACAAAGCATACGAAAGTGCGTTGATTATAGTTGTATTATGAGAAAGTATTCCGTTAGTATAAAATCTATGATCAGGATGATCTACAGTGAGATCAAACATGTTTTCTTCTGTTTCTGTTTTGTATACTTTAATAACTAAATCAGCACCGTTTTGTGTTATTATCTCTGTTTTGTTTGCAATGATATCGCGAGTAAAAACTTCGTTAAAATCTTTGTCAAACAAAATATGAGTGTCGGCACATTCCAATGTCAACCCAGATTCGGTTTCGATTTTCCATACAGTGTACGGTATAGTTTTATGGATAGAAGTAACCGGCTGCCAACCGCTGTCTGTTTCTATTTCTAAATTAGACAGGTCGATGTTGTTAATAAATTTTCTTTTTACTTCGTTAGAAATTGTATGCATTTAGTCAAAACTTCCTCTTTATTATCTTTAAAATCACTTTCCCACACTACTAAAACTTCGTATCCTTTGTGCTTTGCAAATTCTATTTTTTGTTGGTCTTTCTTCCAAATTTCTTTTGCGGTAGTTGTATTATTAGGCAATTTTACAACATCGTCCGGCTTGTATTGTTTCGGAGAAGCGTGCCAAAAATCTCCGTTGTACTCTATAATTTTATTTCCTAATACAATATCGTAAACATAATAGTTTGTATCATCTTTTTTTATAGCATATTGTTTTTTGCAGGGAATTTTTTCTTCTTGTAATTGCTCGTAAAGTTGCAATTCTCCTCTTGATACCGAGCCTCCTTTAAAAAGCTTCAATTTATTAATTCTTGCTATTTCTTCTGAAGACTTAGAATTTAAAGTATTTTGCCACTTGTTTTGTCGATCTTGCCAGATTTTTAGTCCTTTTTCGTGTCCGTATTTTTCTATACAGATTTTTTTAGAAAAGTGTTTTTGTTCTTTGGAAACTAACTCTTTAGCCTCTTCCTCAGAATAACCTCTTGCAGTATAGTATTCAGAGCATCTCTTGGAAGTTATTCTTCTAACGTTTGATTTTAAATTATTTTTAGCTCCTTTTTTGTTGTTAGAGTTTTTTGTTTCTTCTGCTAGTTTTATGGATTCTTTTTTAGAATAACCTTTTTTAAGCCAATATTCTTTGCGAATAGGTCTGCGACTATTTCTTTCGTAGTCTGCTTCTTCTATAGTGTAATATGTGTTTGTAGCAGGATTAACTTTTTCAAGCCAAAAATTTCTGCTATAAACACTTTTACAATTTTTTTGTTTGTTTTCTTTTGATTTAATATAAGATTCTTCAGACGACCACCCTCTAAGTATCCAGTATTTTCGAGTATGCCGTGCGTTTTTAGAAAAAAGACCTAGTCTACTTCTGATATACTCTTCGATATCTTTTTTATTTTTAAGAACTTGAGAAGAAATTACTTCCTTTAGAATTAATTCTCTGAGGTTAGGTTCTAAATTCTTAATAACATTATCCATAATATCTATACAATTATCTTTTGGGCTGTTGTTCCATCGCGGCATTGTATAAATCTCCTACTGTTGTTTCGTAAATTTCACCTGTAACAGTATCTCTTACTCTTACAACAGTATTTATACAGCAACACTTGCCAGTCCCATTGCGTGATCCTGAATCGTCACCTCCTTGGTCTAAATTTTCGCCAAGCACTAAAGTCAGTTGTTCTCTGTCAAAATCCACAGCTTGGGTTTGGTTACCCACGCTCATAAAGTTTTTTACTGTTAAATCTTTTAGTTTTATCATCTTAGAGCTCGTTGTATATGT